CCCCGACCCAAGTCAGGATTATCCCGAATAGCCCTAACCAGCCAGAACTGGCGGTAACTGGTCGCGCTCAACCAAGATTAGAAACGATCTGGCCTGATCATGCCGGCTCATTCATTGACGATGTTAGGGAATTTGCTAGGCAGTATCTGCAGGTTGAGTTAATGGACTGGCAGGTGCGCGCGCTGCAAGGTCAATTGTTGTTTGACGATGATCAGGATTTAGTTAACCGTGTTTCGCTTGTTTCTACGGCTCGACAGAACGGCAAGACCGTTGCGCTTATGGCGTTGGTCGGTTGGTGGCTTACTGAGATGCCTAAAGTGCGTGGTGCTAAGCAAACTGTGTTGACGGTTGCGCATCGACTGGATTTGGCGGTCATGTTGTTTGACAATCTTGCACCGATTTTAAACAAATATTTTGACGCATATTTGATGAAGTCTTACGGTCGTAATTCGGTGACAATGCCTGACGGCAGTAAATGGTTTGTGCGCGCGGCCAATAATTCTGTTGGTCACGGTATGTCATGCGATCTGATCGTGGCTGACGAGATGTGGGACATTGGGCGCGATGTCGTTGACGGCGGTTTGATACCAGCGCAACGCGCCAAACGATCACCGTTGTTGTCGTTGTGGTCTACCGCTGGCACAGAGGCAAGTACCGCGATGCTCAAATGGAGAGAGCAAGGTTTGCGCGCTATTGATACAGGGCACACAAGTAGTTTTTATTTTGCGGAATGGTCACCGCCACCAGACATGTCACCGCTTGACCCGGCATCGTGGGCTTGGTCAAATCCTGCGTTGGGCACGACATTGACTATGAAAACTATTGAAGCCGAGTCTGAGAACCCTGATCGTGCATCATTTTTGCGCGCCAGTTGCAACCTATGGGTTGCCAGCGACAAAGCATGGATACAGCCGGGCATTTGGCCTGCGTTGCATTACACCGACCCGATACCAGACGGCGGTACGGTTGCCATTGAATGCGCGCTAGACGACTCAAGATACTTTGGTGTTAGATGCGTAGTTCTACCTGACCATCGCACCGCAGTCACAGTTGAATTTGTTGTCGACACATTTGACCAAGTTATGAGCGAAGTAGACCGACTGTGCAACACCGGCAATGTACGGTTTGCTATTACACCTACGATTGACCTGCATTGGCCTGTTGCATTAGAACGCAAACGCATTGTTGTTGGTTACGGCGAAATACTCAAATTCACGCCACGCATAAAGGCCATGATTGGCGAAAAACTCATCGTGCACACTGGCGAAGAAATGTTGGCCGAACATGTGCAACGCGCAGTTGCGGTCAGATCACAAAACAGCATTGCGTTATCCAGCCAACGATCACCTGGCCCTATCGAGTTAGCACGATGCATGGTTTGGGCTGCGGCGCTTGCGTCACGACCGACCAGTTCGGGCAAGCCAATGATCGTGGTTGCTAACGGCTAATGTGTTGACGGGTGGCGCGCCGTCTTTCTGCTTTCTCGGTTGTTTTACGGCGCGCACCTAATACAACATTGACGCGTTGATGCGTGGCATACTTTGAGCATGGCTAGAACTCTTATTGAATTTATTGCGGACAAAATTAAATCTGAAACAACCGCACCGCCAGCAAATAAAGCCGCTGCCGCGTATGGCATGATGCCAAGCACAAACAATTCTGGCGCCGGCATGGTCGGACTTTATTATTCCTACATTGAAGGTCAAGCGCGTAATAAATGTATGTCAATTCCGACTGTCAGTCGAGCGCGCGATCTTATGGCCTCAGTTGTTAGTTGCATGCAACTGCGTCAATATTCGGAAATGTGGAACGGCAACGAAATGGAAAAAGTGCCATTAGCGCCGCGATCTTGGTTGCGTAGAATAGACCCAGCGTTGCCAAATAATTTTATTCTAAGTTGGACATTCGACGATCTATTTTTTTATGGGCGGGCATTTTGGTACATAACTGGTCGCACCGCTGACGGCTACCCTGCATCGTTTACTCGACTACCTGCAGCAATGGTGCAAACATTAGACCAAGCCGGGCCTGTATGGTTTGCGCCGTCTAAACAAATAATTTTTAACGGCGGCGAATTAGACCCAAACGATGTCGTGCAATTCTTGTCACCAATACAAGGCATCATTTATCAAAGCACACAATCTGTCGAAACAGCGTTAAAACTTGAGTCAGCGCGCAATCGCAATTCGTCATCACAAATTCCAGCAGGTATTTTGCGTCAAACTTCTGGCGAACCTATGAGCGGTCAAGAATTGGCTGACCTGGCTAGTGCGTTTCAAAAGGCTCGGGACACAAACCAGATAGCAGCATTAAACGAATTTGTGCAGTATCAAGAACTATTAACCACGCCTGACAAAATGTTGCTGATTGACTCGGCAGAATTTCAAGCAATGGAAATGGCGCGACTTTGCAACATACCGCCATATTTGGCAGGCATTTCGGTAGGCAGTTACTCATACCAGTCAAGCAGTGAAGCGCGCGCCGATCTTTGGAATTTTGGTGTTCGCGCATACGCGGATTGCATCACTAGCACACTTAGCCAAAATAATGTGCTACCAAACGGCACATATGTTGAATTCGACTCCGACGCATATCTTGAAGGCAGTTACACAGAGCAAATGTCAGATACGCCGACAATAGTTGATGTAGTATCGCCATCATGATCAAATTAGTTCCCTCACAGATCACGGTAGATGCGGCGCAGGCTGACGGTCAGCCACGCCGATCTATCAGTGGCATCGCAGTCGAATACAACCAAACAGCAACCGTCGCAGACGGCACACAAGTTATGTTCAAACCCGGTGCATTATCGACTGCAGGTCGCAACCCAAAACTTTATATGCAACACGACGCAACACAAATAATCGGTCAAGTAACCGAGCGTGTTGACACACCCGAAGCGATGATGTTTGTGGCCAAAGTGAGTGCAACAGCGCTCGGCAACGAAGCAATGATTTTAGCCAGCGACGGCACGATCAGCGAAGTATCGGTCGGTGTCAATCCAACAAAATACAGTTTTAACGAAGAAAATGTGATGATTATTGAGGCCGCCGACTGGGTAGAACTGTCGTTAGTTTCACAACCAGCATTCGCAGGGTCGATCATTACACAAGTTGCAGCCAGTATCCCACAAACAGAGTCAGAAATAGAGTTAAATAAAGTTATACCTACACAGGAGAAAATTATGAGCGATGTAACAACAGCAGCAGCACCAGTGCCAGCACCAGAAGTAATTACGGCAACACCAATTTTTGCACAAGCAAAACGAGAATTTGTTATGCCAAGCGCAGGCGATTTTATGGCCGCGTACCACATTGGTGGCGACACATTCGCGAACATGAATAAAGCGGTAGCAGAATACACGGCGTCAAAGCGCACAATTCTTGAAGCGGCGGCTGGCGATGTGTTGACATCTGATACACCCGGTCTTTTGCCAGTGCCAGTTTTGCTACCTCTCGTGCAAGACTTAAATTTTATTCGTCCTGTAGTTGAAGCGATCGGCGCTCGCGCATATCCAGACGGCGGCGCAACAGCAACATTTATCCGACCAACAATTACAACGCACACAAGTGTCGCCACACAGTCAACACAGTTAAGTGCAGTGTCAGCAACGACAATGGTCATTGCCGCAAACTCGGTTACAAAAACTACATTGTCAGGCCAAGTCACTTTGTCTCGACAAGACATTGACTTTACGAGTGGCCCGGCAATGAATTTGATCATCAACGACTTGATGGGCGAATACATGATCGCATCAGACAATGTTGCTGCAGACAATTTGCTCACAGCCGCGACATCTAGCGGTGTTTGGGATTTGTCAGTCGCAGACTTGCTTAAAAGTGTTTACGACTCTGCAGTAGATATTTCAAACGGCAGAAACTTTACGCCAACACACATGTTCGTGTCGCCAGATGTTTGGGGTCAACTCGGACAACTTGCAGACAGCACAGGCCGACCAGTGTTCCCATTTATCGGCGCAGGTCTCACAGGTCAGAACGCGCTCGGTGGCGGAAACGCATCATCATGGAATGGCAACCCAATCGGTTTGCAACTTGTAGTTGACAGCAACTTTGCTGCCAAGACAATGATCATCACTCGAGTCGGTCAAGGTACTGGCGATGCTTACGAATTTTATGAAAGCATTCGCGGTTTACTCTCAGTGGACCAGCCTGCAGTTTTGGGTCGTTTGATGAGTTTCCATGGTTATGTAAGCACATTTGCTGCAATCCCTGGCATGATCCGCAAAATCACACAGGCCTAGTCGAAAGGCGGCCTAACCGCCATGACGACATACAACACAGCCAGCAAACAACTATTAAGTAACTATGCGTGCATCAGCACGCTTGAACCTACTGAAATTGTTGTCGGTCAATCGGTGACGGTTGCTTCGTTAGGTTCACCATTTAACGGCACATTCACGGTGCTTGCTTTACCACAATATTTGTTTACAGGTGTTGACGGTATTACTGGCGAATTATATTTTGATGACGAAACACCGATACCTAATCAAATACTTTACGCATGCACCGGCACAGATGTTGATTGGGTCGTTGCGTTTGATGGCACTGTTGCATATACACAAACCTGCACATGGGTCACGGCCGCACAAATCTTGACCTATTTGGGCATTGCGACAGCAACGGCTGATGACACAACATTTGTGACGCAATGTGCAAGCGCTGCAAATGTGTTTTGTTATCGCAGACGACAAGAATGCGGATACTTTGACTCGTTAACTACATCGCCTAGCGGTGATGTCACATTAGCAACGATTATGTACGGGTCGGCGTTGTATCGTCAGCGCGGTGGCATAAGCGACTTTGCATCGTTTGACGGCATGTCGCAAGGCTCGACTAACGGCCTGTCACCGATCGTCAAACAGTTGTTAGGTGTTGACAGACCACAGGTTGCGTAATGGCAGCACAGGCATACACCGATCTATTCAACACGGCTATAAATAATCTCGCCACGACACTAAACGCGGTCACAGGTTTAGTGTGCGTGACAGACCCACGCAACCTACAGCCACCATGCGTGCTACTTGACGCAATGTCGTTTACGGCATTTAATGCCAATATTGTTGACATCTCAATACCAGTCACCGTAATTAGTCTCGGGCCGAGCAATGCTGACGCATACCGCAACGCGCTCAATGTCGCAGCCAAAGTTTTGGCAGCCAAAGTTGCGGTAACTGACGGCAGACCGACCACACTCACTATTGGCGGTGTCGACTACCCGGCATTGTCGTTAAACATACAAATGAAAGCGAGCACAACATGACCACCTACATAGTCACCAGCGACCGTCTAAACGGTCTGAAGCGTGGCGACATACTAAAAGACACAGAACTAGGCACACTTGACACCGACCTACTGTTTCTAGTCGAGGCTGGCCACCTATCCGTACATAAGCCAACAAAATCTGCTAAAACTATAACTACAGACACAGAGGATTAACGACTATGGCGACCACAGTTTATTTATCAAACCCGACCGTAACGATTAACAGCGTTGACTTGCAAGATCAGTGCACCAGCGCCACGATCAACTATGTCTACGAGCAATTAGAGACCACCTCGTTTGGTGACACCGCGCGCAAGTTTGGTGGCTCAGCAGTCACATCGTTGCAAAACAACAGCATTGAAGTTGAGTTATACCAGTCGTATGCATCATCAGAAACCGAAGCAACAATATTTGGTTTAGTTGGCATCACAACAACGATCGTGCTTAAACCTTCGAGCGCCGCTGTTAGTTCAACCAATCCTAGTTACACGCTGACTGGGTGCTATCTTGAGTCACACACACCAATTAACGCATCGTTGGGCGAATTGTCCACGATCACATTGTCGTTTGCTGGTGGCGTATTAACTAAAGCGACTTCATGATCGCGCGGCTCTGGCCGCTGAGAACTAACAAAACAAGCCGCGCCCACAAGCGCCGTACCGAGAGGCAACAATGCAACTAACAATAGAGTGCGTCTACAAAGACGAAACCAAAGCCACCACAATCACAAAACTATTTACAACTGTTTTGTGGGAACGCAAATTCAAAACCAAATTGTCTCGAGTCGCCAATGACGGTTTAAGCCAAGAGGAAATTGCGTATCTTGCGTGGGAGTCATTTCGCGATGACGGCGTAAAAGTACCAGACGACTTTGACCAGTTTCAACGATCACTCAAATCTTGTTTGCCAATCGAGGCTAACGACCCAAAAGCAGACGCGGTTCTTACCGCTTCGGATTAGCGCAGATACTTGTGGCAACCGGGTTTTGGCCGTCCGAAATTAGATTTGAAATTGACGATATGAACACGGTTATTGAACTTATTAACAAAGAGCGTAAATAATGAACACAACTACAACAGTGCAGGTGGCAGGTGTTAAAGAAACTATTAACGCATTAAAAAAGATTGACCCAGAATTGCAAAAACAATTTAAGGCTGACGCTACAGCAATTGCTAAACCTGCAATTAACGCGGTACAAAACAAATATACGCAAGTTCCGTTATCAGGTATGTCGCGCGATTGGCAATGGCATAAACGCAATCCACCACAAAAAATTAAAGGTTTTGATGTTGGGCGCGCTAAACGAGGTGTGCAAATGAAATTTGATACAAGGCGAAACGCAATCGGCGTAATCTTAATAATTCAAAAAGACCAAGCGGCTGCAATATTTGAAACAGCAGGTCGCGCTAATTCAAGCCGGCTTAGTCAAAATTTAAGCGATGTGCAACCTGGTCGAACTCGAATTATTGGGCCTGCGGTTTATCGTGCGCGTAAAGGCATTGAGCGTGAAATGCAACAAATGATTAACGGTGTGTCAAGCATGATTGCAAGGCAAATGTAATGTCTTTATCAATTCCAATTATTAGCGAATTTGACGGCACTGGCGTTAAAAAAGCGATTGCACAATTTAATGATCTTGAAGGCGCTGGCGCTAAAGCAGGGTTTGCGTTAAAAAAGGCTATGGTGCCGGCTATTGCGGTGCTTGGTGGTTTAGCGGCTGGTCTTGGTGTTGCGACAAAGGCTGCAGTTGAGGATCAAAAAGCACAGGATTTGTTGGCTAACCAGTTGCGTACTAGCGCTATGGCTACTGATGATGTTATTAAACAAAATGAAAGTTTTATTACTTCGATGTCAATGGCAAAGGCGGTTGCTGATGATGAGTTGAGGCCTGCGATGGCTAACTTGGTGCGGTCTACTGGCTCGGTTGAGGTTGCTCAGGGTCTTATGTCAACTGCGTTGGATATTGCGGCGGCTACGGGCAAGGATTTGGAAACGGTCACATTGGCGTTAGGTAAGGCGGCAAATGGTCAGACTGCGGCGTTAACAAAACTTGACCCATCGCTTAAAGGTGTTATTGATAGCAGTAGCACGCTTGATGAAATTACTGCTGCGTTATCGGTTTCGTTTGGTGGCGCTGCTGATGTTGCAGCGAAATCGTACGAGGGTCGCATGAAGTCGTTGTCTATTGCAATGAGTGAAACTAAAGAGTCAATTGGTGCAGCATTGTTGCCAGCGTTAGAGGCGTTGTTACAGGTGTTGCAACCGTTGGCAGTGTTTGCACAAGAAAATACGCAAATGTTCTTAATTCTTGTTGGAGTAATTGGCTCGGTCGCTGCAGCAGTTGTGGCAGCCAATATCGCTATGAAAATTTATCAAGCAACATTGATTGCAACAAAACTTGCCACGATCGCATTAAATGTTGTTACAAGCGCCAACCCATTCGTACTGGTTACAGCCGCAGTGGTTGCGTTAACTGCAGCAATGGTGTTTCTTGAAATTAAGTTCAGCGCCATGTCTCGAGCATTTGACATGTTTGGTAATGCAATAATTGTTGTCACTGGGCCGTTAGGCATTCTGATCGGCATGTTGCGGAAATTAGATAGTTTGCGTGAGAGTCTTGGCGGTTTTAATTTGGGTGGCATAAAAATACCCGGTTTCGCTGACGGTGGCATTGTGACGCGACCGACATTGGCAATGGTCGGCGAAAAAGGCCCAGAGGCAATTATCCCGTTGTCGCAAATGGGCAACGCTGGTGGCGGTGTGACTGTCAATGTGACTGGCGGTATTGGCACTAGCGCGCAGATCGGGCAGGCTGTCTACAATGCGCTATTGCAGTACAAACAGGTTTACGGGCCGTTGAATGCGTTGACCTAATGGCAGCAACGCTTGTTACGGGTGGCAGTTACCTACTTGAGTTAGGTACAGGTTTTGACGCAGAGGCGTTTGAACTTGATGTCAGCGTGCTTGACGGCACACAAGTGCTTGACGGTGACGGCGAGGACTTTCAAGACATTACCGAGTACTGCGACAACATCACAATAAATCGAGGGCGCAAACAGACGCTAGACGCGTTTGGCGCCGGTCAAATGGTTGTCAGCATGTCTCAAACTATTGACAACCGACAATTAGACGCATTTAACACATCAAGCATCTATTACAACACATCAACCGATCAACCGGGTTTAGGGCCGTTACGACCGATTAGGTTGTCGCGCGACGGCGAATACTTATTTGTAGGCAAAGTGCTGTCATACCATCAGCGTTATGTGCTGGGCGGTTTGACCGAATACACGGTCGCATGCGCTGACGATCTGTATACGCTCGCGCAGGCAGAATTGCCAGAGACCGCAACCACACAGCAACTTTCATCTGTTCGACTAACTACAGCGCTTGCGCTAATACCGTTTATTGGCACTGTCAGCATTACAGGCACTGCAACAGCGACGCTAGGCGCGTATGACATTGCGCAAGACACAAACGCCAACGCATATGTAAACCGCATAAATCAGGCTGAGCAAGGGCGCATATTTTGTGACCGTGAGGGGACACTAATATTTGAGCCGCGTATCGGTCAGACGCTTGTGCCGGTGACTGTTACATTTAGCGACACTGGGTCAAATACAAAGTACGACAATCTTGGTGTTGAGTTTGATCAGCAAGCAATTATTAACAGCGCGACCGTGACTATTGAGACTGGCGGTACTCCACAGACCAGCACCGACAGCGCGTCAATTAGCGAGTACTTCACGCAGTCGCTATCTATAAACGACAGTCTGTTATCAAGTGACGCGCAAGCCTTAACGCTTGCAGATTATTTACTTGACCCGATACCAGAGCCACGCTTTACAAGCATTAGCAGTACTTTTGCGGCGTTGACAGACCCACAAAAGGACGCGCTCGCAATCATGGACATTGGCGACAGTGTCAGTTTGACTAAAACTTTTAGCAGTGGCACACCAGCCGCAGTCACACAGGCGCTGGCAGTCGAGGGTGTAGATCACATAATAAATGTGTCATCAGGCCATCGAGTAACGCTGTACACCAGTCAAACACTTGTGCTAAACGCGTTCGTGCTTGACGACATCACATATGGCGTACTAGACGCACTAAACGCATTAACCTAAGGAGAATATATGGCAACTAGAGAAGTGTTTACAGCAAATCAAATATTGACGGCAGCCGAGCAGAATGCGCTTGCCACCGCAATGATCGCAATAAACGCACAGACAGCCAGTTACACAGCCGTGTTAACTGATGACGGCAAGTTAATAACTATGTCGAATGCCAGTGCAAACAATTTTACTGTGCCACCTAATAGCAGTGTGGCGTTTGGTATCGGCACACAGTTAAACATTATGCAACTTGGCGCTGGCGCTACAACAATTGTTGCCGGGTCTGGTGTGACGCTGAATAGTGACGGTGCAAAACTTAAATTGAATGCGCAATATGCGGTGGCAACTTGTGTAAAGACCGATACCAACACCTGGGTGGTTGTCGGCAATCTTAAGGCTTAGTTATGCAAATTCTTAGCGCACCACACGCCGGCCCACTTTTAGTGACTGCAAATTATTTAGTTGTTGCTGGTGGCGGTGGCGGTGGCGGTGGCGCGGGCGGAGGAGGCGGTGGAGGCGGTATGCGTTGTACTGTAACTGGTAGTGGTGGTTCACCGGGTACAGTCGAAACCGCGGCTACTTTAATTGCTGGTATCACTTACACAATTACTGTTGGTGCTGGTGGGGCAGGCGTTACAGGCGGTCAAGGTAACGATGGTGGGGCAAGTTCAATTATTGGCGATATAATTTCCATCAGTTCTGTTGGTGGCGGTGGTGGTGGTCGATCAGCCGCTGGAAATACAGGCGGCTCGGGTGGCGGTGCTGGCGTACCAAATAACGCTGGTGGTGCTGGTACTGCAAATCAAGGTTTTACTGGCGGCTCAGCAGGCGCGAGTCAGTTTCAAGGCGGCGGTGGTGGTGCAGGAGGCGCAGGGACAAATGCGGTTGACGCTTCACAAAACGGAAACGGTGGCGCAGGCGTAGCAACAACAATATCAGGCAGTTCACTTTTTTATTCCGGCGGTGCTGGTGGCGGCGCAGGCAACAGCAGTACGCAATCAACAGGTGGGTCATCAGTTGGCGGAAAAGGGGCAACTGCGAGTAGCGGCGTAGAAACAAACGCCGCCACAGCAGGTACCACTAATCGTGGTGGTGGTGGAGGCGGAGCGAGCGGCGGTGGGTCAAATGCTTCAGCAAGCGGTGGGTCGGGCGTTGTAATTATTGATGGCGGAATTCTTGCCGCATCAACTACAGGCTCGCCTACGCTCAGCGGAACTATTTATACTTTTACAGGTACCGGAAGCATCACATTCTGATGGCACACTTCGCAGAAATTCTTGACAATGTGGTACAGCGTGTCATCGTCGTTCACGACAACGAGGAAGCAAACGGCGCACAATTTTGTCACGATCTACTTGGCGGCGAATGGGTGCAATGCAGTTACAACAACCGAATCAGAAAACAATTCCCAGCGCGAGGCTATACATTCAACTCGGTCGCAGATGTGTTCGTTGCACCACGACCGTATCCGTCATGGACACTTGACAGCAATTACGACTGGCAGCCACCAACACCTAAACCTGACGGCGAATACTACTGGAGTGAAGAAGAACTTAAGTGGGTAATTTATGAATGACAAAAAAATTAACAAAGCACACCGACAGATAGGTGATCAAACAACTAAAGGCGGTTTGCTTGGCATCATGATTTATACGCTGTCTCGCAACAATGTTGACCCAGTGCTAATCGGTTTGATTGTGCCAGTTGCGGCCAGCGTGCTTGCGTGGGTGTCAACCAAAATTGGTGATCCTAATTTAGCGTGCATGTTTATACCTGACGACAAAGACGAACAATAAAACCGTACACAGTTAACGCAGCGCCAGTCACGGCAGGCCCACTGGCAGGCATGGATATTTGGATCACGCGCGCAATAAAACACAGCGAAGGCTGCCTATGGAATAACGGCTCGTGGGTTGTGCGCGATGTACGAGGCAAACCCGGCACAATCAGCAACCATGCCAAAGGTGTAGCAGTTGACTTGTCGTATCGAATGGTCCCAAATGAACCTGGCAAAGCGATCTATATGGGTCGGCAACGCTCGCTGCCATACATCATCAAATTGCTAGAGAACGCTGACACGCTTGGCATTGAACTTGTAATTGACTATGCGCTAAATCGCACATGGAAATGTGATCGCGCTGCATGGCGACCCGGCACATATCATGCAGGCGACTGGTACCACATAGAAGTAAACCCAGTAATTTGCCACAGTGCAGAACTGGCAAAACAAGCATGGGATAAGGTTTTTGGCGTAATCCCACAAGTAACTAAAAAACCTGTGTAAAGTGGTCTTGACCGAGAAAGTCGAGGCCTTATGCCACTCATCATCAAACTCATTATCGCGTTTGCGTTATCTGCAATCACTGTCGGTGTCAGCCAGATACCGCAACCCACGCCTGACATGTCAGACAGGCCTACAGACGCGCCATACGCGCTTATAGGCGGCTTAGGACAGTACCAAGCCGATCTATGGCGCTATGTGCCACCAGTAACCACCACAGTGCCTGCACAGCCTGTGTATAAGCATGGGGACTGCTCATGGCTACCAGCAATGGCGCTACAGGCAGGCTGGGCTAGCGAGCAAATACCGCAACTAACCAAATACGCGTTGCGCGAGTCTGGGTGTTGCCCTAATCGTGCCGGCGGTGACATGGTAGACAAAGACTGCAACATCACTGGCGTGGCGGAATGGTCGCACAGATCAGACAGCGGACTATTGCAGATTAACGGTGTGCACTGGCTACCAACACACAAATATTATGACGGTCTAATATGCAAGCAGATGCGTATTTGTACGCAAGCACCATTGTTAGATGCGTTAACTAATTTGCGGGCCGCTCGATTGATCTACAGCAAGGTCGGGTGGTCTGCGTGGGGCAATTAGACAAACAACTAGTAGACCTATGTTTCTTTATTGTGGTCGGTTTATTAACTGTGCGACTACTAAGTGCTATATTCCTAAACACCTAAACGAAAGGTAACAAAAATGACCGAGAACGAATATGACGAAGTGTTTTCTATGCAAATGGAAAAACAACATGAGCAGACAATGGCTCGAATGCGCGAGTTCAAAATGATTGGCGAACAGATTAGTAAAATGCCAGTCGTTAGTCAGCGCACATTAGAAGTAGAAGTGCGCTACCTAATGGGCATCATCAGCGAACTTGAACAACGCTGCAAAGACTTAGAGTCCGAAGTCCGCCGGCTAGAAAACTTGATTAGTCGTGGCTAAAGCACGCCCACCAGAGTTTTATGAAAAGTTAGGCAAAATATGGCACAGTGCACTTTACGGTCAAATTTATTATGACATACAAAAAGAATTTAATTTTCAATATGGGTATGAGTGGGCTAACAAACATGTCAGCATTGGCAAAAAGAAATACCCTGATTATTTTCCTAAACGATTGAAAACACCCAAAAATTTGTCTGTTTTAATGTTAAAAAATGAAATTGATTTTTTAAAAAAAGAAATTGAGCGATTGAAAAAGGAAAACAACAATGCCAACTGACCAACTAGAAATGTTTACACAAACAATCGGTCTTGCTGGCATCAGTTACCGACCAGCGGTAGATCGCAATGTCGTAATCGTTGCGGTAGACGCACAGCAAACAAGTCGCGATGCGGCACACAAAGTAAAACCAAAGACAGGCAAAAAACGCCAACGAGTGCACGCCTACTTACTGGGTCGGCCTGCAACTGACGAGGAAATAGAAACAGCGTTAAACATGTCCGGTAACACGGTGCGACCGACTCGAGGCACACTAGTTAAAGACGGTCTAGTAGTTGATAGCGGTTTGCGCCGGCTTACACGCGCTGGCAATGATGCGATCGTATGGCGGTGCGTATGAGCGACTTTGACGAAGAGATTGTTACAAAACAATATTTATTAGATCAGTTGGTTTTGGCGCGTCAAACTAACGACATATTGACAGAAAATAATCGGCGGCTTGAACAATTACTAATCAAATGCATCAAAGATTTACAAGACGCAAGTTACTTGATGGACGACTTAAGCAACGCAACAGATCAGTTAGTGGCAAAGGTTATTAAGCAATGAGCGCGTTTAATCTTGGCGATTATGTAGATGTACCAACTCGACTAGCAGACGCATTAAAGAAGTGGCCTGATCTACGCATACAAGAAACAAAGCCGATAATCGTGACGGTAGATAGTCAGCAATATGTTGAGATTAGTTGCACCGTTTGGCGCACCGCTGACGACATGTTGCCTACCGTTGCGTTCTGCTGGGAGCCGATACCGGGGCGAACACCGTACACAAAGGGCAGCGAAATGATGAACGCAAGCACCTCATGTTTGGGTCGTGCGCTCGGTTTCTTGGGCATGGGCATAGGCAAGTCAATAGCGTCACGCAACGAAGTACAGGCACGACAGCCAGCCGTAGTAGCAAATGTGACACCCATTCGAGACGACCTAGAACAACCATTCGGTGACACACAGACAGTCGCGCAAGTCGCGTATGCGTCACCTAAACAACGCGGAATGATACGCGCACTACTGGGCACAAAGAAAATAGGCACGGCTGACATGATGCCATACATAGACAAAGTGATCGGCAAACAAGTGTCAAGCATTGAAGCATTAACAGTTAAAGAGGCATCGCAAGTAATAGAGGCGTTACAAGCATGAGAAATAACAAAACATGGATAACTAATTGCAAAATTTGCGGTAGATCGTTGTCAAATTATGGTTCGGGTAGGCCTAAAAATAATTGTGGCAAACATAAAAAAATTAAGATATTGGTCGGAAAAGCAGAGTCAGAGCGCCGCAGATTAGCGTTTATTGCAAATAAATGTGATCGACAACACGCATTAGTTAATGCTATAAAAATGAGTGTTGGCGAATGTTATTATCACGAACAATATTATGGACACGAATTATTAGTAAGTGAACAAACTATGCGTGCATTCTGTTGGGATCATATTGATCGCACTGACAAAGTTGCCACAATAAGTCAAATGATTGGCAGAAACACAGACGATGAAATCCTTGAAGAAATTGGCAAATGTGTTTTGTCATGCACTAATTGTCATCAAATAAAAACTTACGAACACAAAGATTACAAATGGTTAGAACAAGCAAAAGAAGTAGTGAAAATAATTGATACACAACTTAAATTATTTGCTTGTTGACATACCGTTGACATACCGATAACGATTAACGCATAGACCTAAGCCTGTTGCATGGCAGTTGGTGACACTCGGTAACGAGGGTAGATGATCTATGTGGCAACACATGATCAGGCAATAAGACATAAGACATAGGGAGTGCGATTGAAGGCAGCGCACGGGGGGCTAGCGCACTAGGTCTAATCACAGTCAACAAGCGATGTAACATAAAACAAAACAACGAGAGGCTAAACATGTCAACCAACATCACCAATCACAAACAAAACCAACCGAAGCGAAGCGAGGGCGGTAGCGCATTATGAGCCAAGCCCACAAAGACCCGGAATACCTAAAAAACAGGGCGGTCATACTTCGAGAGCAGCCAATTTGTACGGTGTGCAACAAAGCACAATCAACACAAGTAGATCACATCACACCACTAGACGCAGGCGGCGGACACGAACCCAGCAACCTTCGAGGCATCTGCGCCAAGTGCAACAACACGCTAGGGCACAAGTATGTAACACAACGCAACCAAACCCGACAAACAATAAGAGCAGACGCATTACGCGACAACGGAATAGAAATAAAAACAAAGAAAACAAAACCGTTTTTTGCTGAAAAAAAAACAATCGCCCCGACCCAAGTCAGGATTATCCCAAATGGCCCTAACCAGCCAGAACTGGCGGTAACTGGTCAAGAGCAGCCAAGGCTTGAAACTGCGTGGCCTGATCATGCCGGTTCATTCATTGACGATGTTAGGGAATTTGCTAGGCAGTACTTGCAGGTTGAGTTAATGCCTTGGCAGATACGCGCGTTGCAAGGTCAACTGTTGTTTGACAATGATCAGGATTTAGTTAACCGTGTATCTCTTGTTTCTACGGCTCGACAGAACGGCAAGACCGTTGCGCTCATGGCGCTGGTCGGTTGGTGGCTTACCGAGATGCCTAAAGTGCGTGGCGCTAAACAAACTGTGTTAACGGTTGCGCATCGTCTTGACTTGGCGGTCATGTTGTTTGACAATCTTGCACCAATCTTAAACAAATATTTTAACGCATATTTAATGAAATCTTACGGCCGTAATTCGGTAACAATGCCAGACGGTAGCAAATGGTTTGTGCGCGCAGCCAATAATTCTGTCGGTCACGGTATGTCATGCGATCTAATTGTGGCTGACGAAATGTGGGACATTGGGCGCGAAGTTGTTGACGGCGGTTTGT